GGCGACTTTGAGTTCATCAGCACGGACATCGTGGAGGAAGCGACGCGCCGCGAGGTGGTTCGAGACAGCGGTGCACAGCTGGTGATCGGTGTGGACGTGGCGCGCTTCGGGGGCGACGACTCGGTGATCCGCTTCCGGCATGGGCGTGATGCCCGGAGCATTCCTCCGAGGGTGTACCGCGGCGTAGACACGATGCAGCTGTCCGGCCGTGTGGCCGAGGTGCTGGCCGAGTATCCGCGGGCCACCTGCATGATCGACGGGGGCGGCGTGGGTGGCGGCGTGGTTGATCGCGTGCGCCAGCTGGGGCACCGGATCATCGACGTCAACGCCGGCCGCAGCGCCACGGAGAACCGCAAGTACGCCAACAAGCGTGCCGAAATGTGGTCCACCATGCGGGATTGGCTGTCGTCCGGGGGGTGCATTGACGACCACGACGATCTACGCTCCGACCTGACAGGCATCGGCTATGGGTTCGACAAGGACCAGCGGCTGCTGCTCGAGAAGAAAGAGGCTATGAAGAGGCGCGGCCTGAGCTCGCCGGACCATGGCGACGCCCTGGCGATGACCTTCGCGGTGCCGGTGGCGCGCGCGGACATGCAGGACTACTCGGGCCCGGTGCAAGCCGTGCCCTCCGACTGGGACGTGATGGCATGAGCGAGACCGTGCAGGACGATGTGACCGATCTGGTGACCGAACCCGAACCCGAGCCGCGGACGAAGCCGAAGCGGCGCTCCTCGAAGGCCGAGCAGGTTGCGTTCATTCGGTCGTTCGCGATGGCTCGCGCCATTCACCGGGTGCCTGGCGAAGCGGTGCAGGAGGCGAATCAGGCATGGTCGCGGATCAACGCAGACGGGATCACGCCGAAGGAGCAGGCGTTCCTGGCGGAGTACATGATTCAGGCGGCGCTGTTCCCGGCGGGCCTGACGGGGATGCTTCGGCAGGGCCGAGAGCTATATCGGCTGCTGGAAGTCTAAGCCATGCTGTCGGCTGGCACTTGGTGTTCGAGGACTCGGATCATCAGGTGCTGCAGTGGGCGCTGAAGCCCGGATTCGGGCACTGCTGGGCGGTGCAGGAGTACCGGGGCATCTGGCAGGTGTTCAACCCATCGCGTGCATACTGGCAGGTGATGGCGTTCGACAAGCTCGAGGCGGGCATCGAGGAGATCACCGGCGGCGCGCGATCAGTCTACATCGAGCGCATGGTGGACATCGAGACGATCCGCGTGCCGTGGCTGACGGGCATGGTGACGTGCGTCGAAGCTTGCAAAGCCATCATCGGGCTGCGTGCCCCATGGATCATCACGCCCTACCAACTGTGGAGATGGGCTTATGAAGAAGCCGAAGGCACCGAAGCTGTCCGCGGAGGAGAAGAACCTGCAGCGTGATCAGCGCGACGAGCTCGGCCGGCAGGAGCAGGAGAAGCGCCGGCGCGTGGCGCTCATGGGCGGCGGCGGTCGCCGGCAGCTGCTCACCGGTGGCGAGACCGGAATCCGCTGATGGACTACCCGCAGGAAGACCTCGGCACGCCGCAGGCGCTGATCGACCGGTTCGGCAAGGCGCGAGCGCGTCGGAGCAACTGGGAGACCATGTGGCAGGACGCCTACGACTTCACCATGCCGGCTAAGGAGCAGTTCCGCACTGAGCGCCAGAAGGGCGAGTACCGGCGCCGGCGGATCTACGACTCGACCGCGGTGAACGCCGTGCCGAAGTTCGCGACCCGCGTTATGGCCGCGCTGACGCCGTCATGGTCCAACTGGGCGCAGCTGTCGATAGGCCCCGAGATCGGTGAGGACGCGGAGCTTGGCCTCGACGTGAACGAGTGGCCGCAGTACGCGGACCTCACGCCGCAGGAGGCCGTCGAGCTCATCACCGACAAGTTCTTCCACTACCTGCACCACAGCAACTTCGCGCAGCAGGCATTCGAGGCGTACCTCGACCTGTCCGTGAGCACCCTGTCGATCATCATGGACTGGCGCGACGGTGGGCTCTGGTTCGCCGCTGTCCCCCTGACAGATCTCTATCTGGAGGAGGGCCCGAACGGCTCCGTGCAGACGCAGTGGCGCCACATGAGGCAACAGGTCCGCAACCTGAAGCCGACGTGGCCGGGCCTCGAGCTCTCCGTGGACCTGGAGAACAAGCTCAAGGAATCGCCGGACGAGGAGGTCGAGATCATCGAGGGGGTGGTCTACGTCGCCCCGAAGACGCCCGGCGAGGACGGCACCTACCATCTGGTTGTGCTCGACGCGGCCCGCGCACACGTCCTGCTGCACGTCGATCATGGGCCCTCCAGCCCGTGCATCACCGCGCCCTGGTCGCGCGCGCCGAACGAGGTGTACGGCAGGGGGCCGGTGATCCTCGCGCTGGCCGACGTCCTGACCGCGAACAAGATGATGGAGCACAAGCTGCGGGGCGATGCCTTCGCGGTGCTGGGGCTCTGGACCGGCGTGTCTGACGGCATCTGGAACCCGAACACGATCCGCATGGTGCCGGGCACGGTGATCCCGGTGGCCTCGAACGACAACGGCAACCCGTCGATCCGCCCGCTGCCGCTGGGTGGCGCGCCGAACATCATCGAGGTGGACCTGCAGCAGCTGCGCCGGAACATTCAGGAGGCGCTGTTCGCGAACCCGCTCGGTGAGGTGACGCAGACCCCGGTACGCACGCTGGGCGAGAACATGATGCGGATGCAGGACATGCTCGAGCAGGCCGGGGCATCGTTCTCGCTGCTGGAGCGCGAGTTCGCCGCGGCTGTCGTGAAGCGGGGCATTCACCTGATGGCGCGCGAGGGGATCATCCCCCCGCTGACCGTGGACGGGCAGGCCGTGACGATTCAGTTCACGTCGCCGCTGGCGCAGGCCCGGGACCAGCAGGAACTGCAGGGCGTCAACCTCTACGCGCAGACCATGAGCATGGTTGCGCCGCAGGAGGCCGGCATGATGATGGACCCCGACGAGACTAGCGACTACGTCCGCGAAAAGGTCGGGCTGCCGGCACGCCTGATCCGCTCGAAGGAGGACCGCGCCGAGATCATGCAGCAGATGATGGCGGCAGCGCAGCAGCAGGGGGGTGGCGGTGGCACACCCGGAGCATGAGTCCCCGTTCGACTGGAACGATCTGCAGCCTGATCCAGAGACGCAGGCGCAGCGGGAGGCAGAGCTCCGTGAGCATGCCGACCGGTGCGCGCGGGTGTTCCGCGACAGCCCGGACGGCGCCAAGCTGCTGAACGACTGGCGGCGCTCCACGGTGCAGGGGATGCGGGGGCCGACGGCACGCGAGACCTACACGCTGGGCTACATGGACGGACAGGCCGACATGGTCCGGCACATCGATTCGATGATCAGACACGCGGAAGGTGAATAATGAGTCTGAGCGAGGCACTGGGCGGACAGCAGGACGACGCCGCAACGGGCGACCAGCAGGTCCCGGAAGGACAGGGCGCGCCTCAGGGCGATCAGGCGCCGCCTCATGGCGATCAGGCACCGGCCGCATGGCAGTGGGCCGAGGGCGTCCCGGGCACCGGTGAGAAGCCGGAATGGTTCAAGGAGGGCAAGTACAAGAGCGTTGCGGAGCAGGCCCGGGCGTATCAGGGGCTCGAGTCGAAGCTCGGCAAGGGCGCGGAAATTCTCGGCGCGCCGGAGGAGACCGCGGACACGAAGGCGACCGCGGGCTACGACATTAACGAGTTTTTGCCGGAAGGTCTCGAGGGCGTGGAGATCGACCCGGAAGACCCGATGCTACAATCCCTGCTTCCGGAGTTCCGCGATCTCGGACTGTCCCAAGCGGCGGTAACGAAGGTGGCGCAGGCGTGGGTGAAGACCATGGTTGAGTCGCAGTCGGCTGCCGAGGCCACGGTGCAGACCGCGGTGCGCGAGATGGGCGGGCCGGAGGCCGTGCAGCAGCGGTTCAACGGGATCCGCCAGTACGCCACCGCGAACCTGACTAAAGACATGGCTCAGGGGCTGGAGCGGATGATCGACTCCGGATTCCATCCCGAAGGCTTCGCGGCGATAGAGCAACTGATCAGCCGCCACCGCGGCGCGGCGCCGGCCGGCCCGGGCGTGACAAGCGCGCCGTCGATCTCGCTGGACGAGGTGAAAAAGATGCAGCTGGCGACCGACGAGAACGGACGCCGGAAGATGCAGACCGACCCGACCTACGCAAAGCGCGTGCGCGGGTTGCTGCGGGAGGTCGAGGGCACGGAGCCATCCATCGAGATCATGGGCAGATCGTAGTTGACGCCTATCGGTAGTCGATCTATGGTGGCGCTCACTCCATAGCGGAGACCCGCATCCAGCGGCCCGCGCTCAGGAGAAGATATCGGCCCCGGTTCTCGGGACACCCGAGAAGGTTATCCCAACCCTTTCGGACGACTGAGGAACCAATGTCATGTCCAAGAACCTGAGCGCAGCCGCGCGCACGGAGTTTGACACCGAGGTACATCACGCCTACCAGAAGTCGTCGATGCTCCGCGACACCGTCACCATCCGCACCGGCGTGGTGGCCGACACCTACAAGTTCCGCAAGATGGGCAAGGGCCTCGCGAACCAGAAGCCCTCGCAGGCCGATGTCACGCCCATGGACATCACCCACACGCTGCCCACTGCGACGCTGTCCAACTGGAACGCGCCGGAATACACCGACATATTCGACCAGGCCGAAGTGAACTTCGACGAGCAGTCGGAGCTCGCGATGACCATCGGCATGGCGCTGGGTCGCCGGGTGGACCAGCTGATCATCGATGCGATGGATACGGCCACGGCCGATGCCAGCGTGGCGGTCGGTACGTCGAACCTCACCGTAGCCAAGACGCTCGAGGCGTCCGGCATCCTGAACGACCAGGGCGTTCCGGGCATGGACCGGTACATCGCGCACTCCGCGAGCGGTCTGGAGTCGATGCTGAACGAGGACAAGGCGACCTCGGCGGATTACCAGAACGTCCGCGGGCTGGTGAACGGCTCGATCAACAGCGCGTTCGGGTTCGTCTGGAAGGGCATCGAGACCCGCGACGAGGGTGGTCTTCCGAAGACCGGCGACAATCGCGTGAACTTCGCCTACCACCGGGCGGCAGTCGGCTATGCCGAAGGTCTAGGCCCGCGTGTCGAGGTGAACTACGTCGCGCAGAAGACTTCGTGGCTCGCCAACGGCATCCTGAAGGCTGGCTCGGTGGTGCGCGATGCCGCCGGTTTTGTGGACATCACC